CAGAACAGAGAAATTATATTGAGATTCCAGATCATATCATAGGTATCAATGGTATCTTTAGATTTGATGATAATACTATATCACAAAACATGTTCAGTATATCCTATCAGATATTCTTGAATGATGTTTATAACTTTAGTTCAATTGAACTTCTTAATTATACGATGGTCAAACAATATCTTGAGACCATACAGTTCTTAATTAGTCCAGATAAGAAAGTCAGATATAACAAACGTGGTAATAAACTATACATTGATATGAACTGGAAAGATGCAGCTGCAAATGAGTTTCTAGTCATAGATTGTTATAGAGTTTTAGATCCAACTCAAAACACAGAAGTATTCAATGATAGTTTCTTGAAGAGATATATTACTGCATTAATTAAAAAACAATGGGGAACAAACTTAACTAAGTTTCAGGGTGTCAAATTGCCAGGCGGTATTGAGTTAAATGGTCGTCAAATTTATGAAGATGCACTTCGTGATTTGACTGAACTTAGACAACGTATGTCTACTGATTATGAACTACCACCACTTGACCTTATAGGATAATGCCTCTAAATCCGTTTTTTCTACAGGGTTCTGCATCTGAACAAAGACTAGTCCAAGATCTTATCAATGAACAGTTGAAGATCTTTGGTGTAGAAGTCTTTTACATGCCTCGTAAGTTTGTAGGAACTGACGATGTAATGAAAGAAAATGTAGTTGCAAGATTCGATGATAGTTTTGCACTAGAAGCTTATGTTCAGAACTATGAAGGATTTGCTGGTTCTGGTGATTTGATGACAAAGTTTGGTGTCAGAACAACAGATGAATTAACTCTTGTAATATCTAGAGAAAGATATGAAGATTTTGTATCTACTTTCTATCAGGATGGAAACGAAGAAACTAAATTAACATCAAGACCAAAAGAAGGAGACTTAATATATTTCCCACTATCAGATAGTTTATTTGAAGTTAAGTTTGTAGAACATGAACAACCATTCTACCAACTTGGAAAACTTTATATGTATCAATTGACATGTGAACTTTATGAGTATGAGGATGCAGTCATTGACACAAGTATTGCAGATATAGATGATAACGCAGAGGACGATGGATACATTGCAACACTTACATTAGCTGGTCTTGGTAATACTGCAACATTCAACACTGGTATTTCAACTGATAATGGTGTAAATACAATCACACTTATCAATGATGGATTTGGATATACAAGTCCACCTGCTGTTGCAATTAGTACATCTCCAAGAGGATTAACTGTCGCAAATGCAACTGCAGTAGCGATCACAACTTCTTCTGGTGCTGGTTCTACAACATTCTCGGTAAAAGAAGTAACTATTACAAATCCAGGCTTTGGCTATACTATTCCACCTGTAATTACATTCAGCGGTGCTGGCGGTTCAGGGGCGTCTGCCATATCGGGTATTGGAACAAACGTAGTAAGAATACTACTAGATGGCACTCAAGTTGGTGGTAGTAAATATACATCCCCACCTGTTGTATCCATATCAACATCACCATCTGGACTATCTACAGCTAATGCAACTGCTGTTGCTGTAGTAAGTGCTGCTGGAACTATAAGTGATGTAAGACTGACTAATGCTGGATTTGGATATGCATCTGCTCCAACTCTAACTATTGCAAATCCATCTACAGGAATTGGAACTGGTAACTTCTTCTTGAATGAGGTTGTGAAGGGTCAAAGTTCTCTATGTACTGCAAGAGTTAAGGATTGGGATGCAGATACAAATATTCTTAAGATATCTAATATCGCAACTAACTTCGCATTAGGTGAGGTTCTAGTTGGATCTGCAACCACAGGAGAGTTCCCAGGCATGGGTCAAACTGCAAGTTATACTATATTTAAAATAGGTCTAGATAATTTCCAAGATGATGCTTTTGCAAATAATTTAGTCATAGAAAACGAAGCTGATAGTGGATTGGTTGACTTCGATGAAGGCAATCCATTTGGTAGTTTCTAAATAATTAAAAAGAATTATGTTAGGTCAATACTTTTATCACGAGATTCTAAGAAAAACAGTTATCGGTTTTGGTACTCTTTTTAATGGAATAGAGATTCGTCACGATGCAGATGATGGTGGGTCTGTAAGTAGAATGAAGGTGCCATTGGCATATGGCCCAATGCAAAAGTTTCTTGCAAAAATAGAACAACAACCAACTTTAAAAGGTAGGCCTGCAATTACTCTACCTCGTATGTCATTTGAAATGACTACATTGAATTATGATCCATCAAGAAAGGCTTCAATAACTCAGACTTTTAGATCATACAACACAGGTAATTTAAACGATACAAAGAAAGTTTTTATGCCTGTTCCATACAACGTGGGATTTATGTTAAGTATTGCGACTAAACTCAATGATGATATGTTGCAGATAATGGAACAGATTCTTCCATATTTTCAGCCAGGCCTTAGTATCACTTTGAACTTAGTTTCATCAATAAATGAGAAAAGAGATATTCCTATTGTTTTAGAAAGTATTAATATGAGTGATGATTATGAAGGTAGTTTTGATAATCGTCGTGCAATGATTAGTACCTTACAATTTACTGCCAAGGTATACTTATTTGGTGCTGTTGCTGATAATCCAGATGGTCTTATTAAGAGAGTTAATGTTGATTACTTCACTGATACCAACAAGGTTGTTGCAAAACGTGAACAGAGATACTCTGCAACTCCAAGAGCTGTAAAAGATTACAATGATGATAATACAACTGCGATCAATAAACCCTTAGCTGCAGAACAAACTATAGTTTCTGTAAATAGTGCATCTAACTTTACAGTTGATGATTACATTAGATTGGGAGAAGAGAATCTACAGATTCGTTCTATTAGTGGAAATGAACTAACTGTATACAGAGGTGTAGATGGAACCACAGTTTCAGATCATGCAGATGGATCTGTCATAGATATACTTAGTGGATCTAGAGATGCAACATTACCATTAAGTGGTGATGATGCACTTATCGCTTCTGGTGATGATTTTGGATTTAATGAAATGTCTTCTTTCTATGAGGACTTTAAACAATATTCTCCATCTCAACAAAAGGATGTATAAATCATGAAATTTGATGATATTGATGATGCGTTAGATGTAGTAAAGGATTCTTCTGATCCTATTGAAATTGATACTGTTAAACCAATCAAATGTGAAAAGGAAGATCTAGATCGTGATTATGAATACACTCGTGGTCAACTCTATTCTCTAATAGAAAAAGGCCAAGAAGCCATTGATGGTATCATGGAAATTTCTCAAGAGAGTGGATCTGCCAGAGCTTACGAAGTTACTGGACAGATAATTAAAAGTGTGGCTGATGCCACTGATAAATTATTAGACCTACAGAAAAAGGTTAAGGACATTAAGGAACCTAAAGATAAGGGCCCTAATAATGTTACAAATGCACTTTTTGTAGGATCAACAGCTGAACTTCAAAAATTATTAAAAAAGGGAAAGTTAGATGACTGAACCAGTAAAAGGTAAAACTCCTCCAGTAAATGAGGAAAAACCAAAAGGTCTTCTCGGTAAATTAAAAGATGCTGCGGATGACAAAGAAGAACAAATTGCCATTCTCTCTACATTCGTGAGATTGGCTGTGTTGGTCTGGGCGGGAGGAATTTTGACTCTTGCATACGTTAAGTTACCAGAAGCACTTAAAATACCAGAACAGAAATTAGACCCAACTTTTATAGCTTCAGTTTTCACAGGTGTATTAGCTACATTTGGCGTTCAAGCTGGTGGTAAAAAGAAAGGTGAAGGTGGTGGAAGTGCTAACATATCTAAAAAAGATATGGAGTTTCTTATTGCCAAGGCAGCAGAAACTGCGCCTGCTCAAACCATTAGGATAGAGTCAGGCCCTGTCAAAATTGTTCCTGATAGTAAAAAATCTTAAAATCATGCAGAAATTTGTAAATGGAATCGCTATTGCAAGTGGTGTTGTATCTCTCACCGTTGTTGGTCTTGGCGGTTATGTATTCATACGCAAGGATGCGATTATCGAAAACGTAAAAAGTAAAGTAATGGAATCTGTAATGGGTAATGTAGGAGGTGCGTTGCCTGATGCAATAGGTGATGCAATGCCTAGTTTTACAGGCCCAGTTTCACCAATTCCTGAAGGCACTGGATTAGGTATTCCTAATTTTTAATGACTATACCCACAATTGGTATTAGGGAAGTATATGTTCCTAATGTATATGTTCCCAATTGGTTGAATTCCACACCTAATGTTGATCATTTAGTTCCTCCTGTAGTTCTTTATATTGGTAATCCTATTATTAATATGCCTGGCTGTGTCAAAGGACATCAGGATAATCAGATGCATAAGAGTGGATTGCCAAAAGATAAGAATCTTGTGGAACAAGATCCTAATAAGGCTATGATTCTTTGTGATGCAACCATGCCATATTATGATGCAATGAATTATGAGCCTGGACAGTTAATTATTACAAGAGAAGCACCAGTACCAAATGTACCACCCCCACCAACTCCTCCGACACCAGATGTTCCTGACACTGGAAATCTGTCTGCAGATGAAGAAGTACCTTGCCCAGGCCCAGGCCAATTAAGAGTTGGTGATCTAACTCAAGCGGGTGATGAAAAAGTTATTGGTCATGAATTGAGTGCAGACGGTAAAACCTGTGTGACATTGTATGAACCAACGTCTGCTGTTGAAAAATTCTTACCCTCTGTCAATCAGTCCACCACAACAGTGGCAATCGCAGTGTTAGCTACAGCGGGTGCAGCTGCAACACCATTATTGTTGAGAATAATAAAACCTATAATTAAAAAATTAACTACTGCAATACAAAAGAAACTAGGAAAGAAACCATATAGACCTTCCCGTGATGAAATTAAGGCTAATCAATATCGCCAATCGAAAGGGTTATCTCCTTTAAATTTTGAGAAGATGAAGAAGGGTTAGGTGTAATTGTATGTTTGTGATCTGGTAATGTGCCTGGCGGATTCACCAAAATGACATCAGCACATACGGCATGGTATGGCGATTTGGGATGAAATACCACTCCAGCTTTCATTAATTCGCCACAGTTTTTAAGTCTTGCTAATTCAAAGTCTAATCTTTTATTTGCAACACTCTGATTCATTAACGCAATATTAGCATTTGCTGCATCTTTACATTGTTGTTGTAGTTCTTTATCTAATGGTCGTGACCAAGTTGCTGATAAACCAGCGGATAAATTATAAACTTCTTGTTGTCCTGTTCTTGTTGGAACGTAGTAAAGTATCTGGCCTGGATTATCTAATATGCCGTCATCATTTAAATCAGACATGTCGTACACTGGATCTTGATACGTGTGTTCAAACGGCCGCTTAAAATTTCCTGTGGCCGTAAGGTATGGTGTAATGTTCATGGTCGGGCCTTGACATTGTATACCTGCACCATAAGTATTCGTAATATATGGCCCCTGTAGCACCTGTATAGCTTGATTGGT